CTTGACAAATTTTGTAAAAAAAGGTATAATAAACAATGAGTAAAATTAAAATCGCAGAGCTGTTTTACAGCATTCAAGGTGAAGGCCGCTATATGGGTGTGCCTTCTGTTTTCTTACGTATATTTGGTTGCAACTTCAAGTGTGCCGGGTTTGGTATGCCTAGAGGTGAACTAAGCACAGAGGCAGATGATATTGTTATTCAACACAAGAGATCTCCTTACGAAAAATACGAAGCATTGCCGTTGGTATCTACAGGTTGTGATAGCTATGCTAGTTGGCATCCAGAGTTTAAAGACCTAAGTCCAATGCTAACTAGCGATGCTATTGCTGAACGCATTATGGAAATTCTTCCACACAACGAATGGCAGGACGAACACCTAGTTATCACAGGTGGTGAACCTTTGCTAGGTTGGCAACGTGCCTATCCAGACTTGTTGCGTCATCCCAAGATGACAGGTCTAAAAGAAATTACCTTTGAAACAAACGGCACCCAAGAACTGTCAGAAAGTTTTAAAGATTATTTGTTAGAATGGACAATGCCTCATCCAGATTACAACAAAGAAATTACATTTAGTGTTAGTGCTAAATTACCTTGCTCTGGAGAAAAGTGGGAAGATGCTATTCGTCCAGAAATAGTTTGTGATTATCAAAACTGGGGTTATGTATACTTAAAATTTGTAGTAGCCTCTGAGGAGGATTTGAAAGATGCAGAACGAGCTGTTAAGGAATATCGCGAGGCAGGTTTTACGGGCCCTGTTTATATTATGCCTGTTGGTGGAGTTGACAGCGTGTATACCCTTAACAATCGTAACGTGGCAGAAATGGCAATGCGAAAAGGATGGCGGTACAGTGATCGACTACAAGTGCCTCTCTTCAAGAACGAGTGGGGAACCTGATGGAGACCAAAACAAGAACAGTAGTACGGACAGTAAGTTATAGAATTATTGCGTTATTGATTACTGCAATTTGGACAGGGTTAAGCGATGCTGTTCTTATTCATATTATTCTAACAGCGGTACATTATATAATGGAAAGAATTTGGCTTAAGGTGCAATGGGGTAAAAATTAATGAACAAATTTATTGAAAAATTACTAGGTATTGATAAAATCAAAGCAGAAGCAGAGGCTGCTGTAAAGGCTGCTGAAGCATCTAAAGAAATTGCCGAAAAGGCTGCAGAGGCTGCAGAAAAGGCCAAGGAAGCTGAAGAATTGGCTAAACTGAGTCCAAAAGAACGTGCTAATCGTAAAAAAGAACCGTGGGTGGGGGTACTAAATACACACGTTAACCAAGATAACATTCGCAACGGTTTTTTTGAGCTTGACTGGAACGAGCATTTTGTGTTAAAATTAAAGCAAGAAGGATATGGTGCCGATGGCGATAATGACGAGGAAATCGTAGATCGTTGGTTCCGTGAACTTTGTGCAAACGTGGTTGTCGATGGCGACTACGGCGGTCCTGTTAATACAGGTGTTATAGACATACAGAGCGTAAAGAAGAACAATTAATGGCTTATATTTTAGTTGATACTGCGAATACTTTTTTTCGCGCACGACACGTAATCAACGGCGATGCTGATATTAAACTCGGTATGGCTTTTCATATTACTTTAAATTCAATCCGTAAAGCGTGGCAACAATTCCAAGGTCATCACGTTATCTTCTGTTTAGAAGGTCGCAGCTGGCGAAAAGACTATTATGCTCCGTATAAGCGTAATCGTCAAGAAACCCGTGCTGCCTTGAACGAACGTGAGCAAGAAGAAGATAAACTGTTTTGGGAAGCATTTGATACCTTTAAAGAGTTTATCAAAGATAAGACTAACTGCACAGTTATGCAACATCCGCAACTAGAAGCAGATGATCTTATTGCAGGCTGGATCCAAAGTCATCCGCAGGATCAACACGTGATCATTTCAACAGACAGTGATTTTGCACAGTTAATTGCGCCCAATGTGAAACAATATAACGGTGTAATGGAAACAACTATTACACACGAAGGATTCTTTGATGACAAAGGCAAATCAATTATTGACAAAAAAACTAAAGAACCAAAAGCGGCGCCCAACCCAGAATGGCTCTTGTTTGAAAAATGTATGCGTGGTGATACCAGTGATAATGTCTTCTCAGCGTATCCAGGTGTGCGTACTAAAGGCACAAAAAACAAAGTGGGTCTTACAGAAGCGTTCGAAGATCGTAAAAGCAAAGGATTTGCGTGGAACAATCTCATGCTTCAGAGATGGACTGACCACGAAGGTGTAGAGCATCGTGTATTAGAAGATTACGAGCGTAATCGCAGATTGATCGACTTATCTCATCAACCAGACCATATTAAAGAAATTATTGCCACAACTATTGCAGAGGCCGTCTCTGCAAATAAGGATGTTACACAAGTCGGTATTAGATTAATGAAATTCTGTAATACTTGGGATCTAAAAAAGATTTCAGAACAGGCTCAGTCTTACGCAGAACCATTAAATGCCAAATACAGTAGTAATCAAAGAGAAACAATGTCCCTATGATAACAAATAGTTTGACGGAGGAAATTATGACAGAGTTACACGCTAAAGCCATCATTGCAGATAAATTTTGGATCGTAGAACAAGACGGAGAAAAGGTCGCGACGTTGAGAAAAAACGAAGACGATCGATATGTAATGAGTAACGAATCCGGAATAAAGATTTACGAAACAAAAGAAAGTCTAACAAAAGAATTTGGTAAGACATTCTTTACAGTTAAAATTGTTAAAGAATCTCACAACGCCTTGCCTAATGAGGTTCACGGTTATCCTACAAGTACAGAACCGCATAATGCTATGTTTGATATTCGAAAAAAACTTCCGCTATTTACAAAGAGTGGAGATAGTAAAAGTTTGTATTGTGCAGGATATTACACTATTAAATTTGATAAAGGATGGGTTAAGAGTTTTTGTCCTAAAAAAATTACTCTTGAACGTTATCCTTTTAAAGGACCTTTTAAAACTGAGATTGAAATGAAACAGGTGTTGTCTAATGTCTCAAAATAATCTTCCTACTACACTACCAACTATTGAAAAGTTAATTCAACGAATTTCCATAGCTGAAAAAAGCCAGCAAAAAGAAATAAGAATTACCATACAAGAAGCTCGCGATCTTACTTCTGAGTTAGCCGTCCTAACATCAAAGTTAGGTAAAACTGTTACTGAAATACACCAATTATTATCTGAAATCAAACAAGCATCTACCCAAATTGATGTTAAGTTTGATGGTGGAACATTTTAAAAGGCATAAATATATACGTGGTTAATTAGGAAACACGTATATTATGAGTAGACCAAAACCGACTGTCTTATTAGAATACGCTAACAAGGAAACGTTCAAAATTGAACAAATACTTGATAGTGAAGCCATCTGGGCTGTATTCTATAAAGGCCAGCCTTTTAATTTAAAGAGCGGAAGTTTGGTTGCTAGTTATCCAGGACCTAAATATAAAAAAGTATCATTTTCAAATCCTGGTCACGCATATAACCTAGCAAAGAAATTAAACAAACTTTTTAAAACTTCAGACTTCGCAGTTTATAAACTTACCACCGGTGAAGAGGTAAAATAATATGGATACTAAGGATACCTATACACGGGTATTCTTGGAGGCGGCAGGATTAGCAACTGATCCAGATACTATCAAAAAGTATAAGGCCGTTTGGTGGTGGAACATTCGTTCAAAAAATTCTGGCGGTTTAAGATTGACTGAGCAGGCTTTGAATTTTATTGAAGAGTATGCTAAAATAAAAACATACAAAATAGACTTTCCTCAAGAATTTGCTTTCACACCGCAGGTTCTTATTTGGTTAGATAATTTTATAGATTCTCCATTTTTTATCAACAAAAAACACATTATTGTAATGAAAGAAAAATCTGCTTTTGAGCTATATCTATTTTCCGGAGACATTCGAAAAATGGGTCATAACAAGGCCCTGTCAAAAAGACTTAGCCAAGAATCAGTGTCAGAATAACTCACACTTATAAATATTTTCACGATGTTTGATCTTAATCCTATTGACGTTTTAAAACAAAGAAAAGTACATATTGTGCCGCCGCATTTTAAAAAAATCAGTGTTACAGAAAATGAACTTTTTAGTGGATTGGAAGACTGGGTCAAAACAAAATTGAAGGGTAGATATTTTATCAATAAACAACCAGGAATTGATAAAAACGGTTCTTTACGATCTACTTTTTATATCGGATTTGAAGATCAAAAAGAATTAACTTATTTTATTCTAGCGTGTCCAATGTTAAGGAGAAACTAATGACAGACGAAGTTCAAAAACAAGAAGCACCAGCTGCTCCAGAGGCAGCGCCAGTGCAACAGCCAGCACAAGGTCCCGATTTAAATATCAGCGATCTAGCTGCGTTAAAAAATATTATCGAAGTTGCAACAACAAGAGGAGCGTTCAAAGCAGCAGAATTAGAAGCAGTTGGTAAGGTGTTTAACAAACTGAATGCTTTCTTAGAAGCTGTGTCTAAAAAGGAGGCTTAATCATGGCAGGTCCATATAAACACGTTGGCAAAATGGCCAATACTGGTGCAAAGGTTCTTGTAGTATTTAGAACATTGCCCGGAGAAGCAAACACAGCATTAGTACTACCTGTGGCAAATTTACCCGACAGCTATCACGACGCTATTATGGAAGTTGTTGAAACTCCACAGGCACAGGATGCTTTTGAATTTGGTGAAATTATGTTTATGCGTAGTTTTCCAGACGGTCGCCCAATGCTACAAGCAATGCAGGCAGATAACCGTTTACACAAGGTTGCTACAGATACAGTTGTTATGACTCCAACTCCAACAACAAGTATTGCGTTGTCTGAATTAAATGTTTTAATTGCTGAACAAAAGAATTGTTCAATCGACGATTTGTATACATTCGTTTCGGGTGCTCCTAAGAAAACTGAAAAAACCGCAACTAAAACAGTACAAGAATCTGAGCCTATTGTAGATCCTGATATTCCTGCACCATTAAGAGCGCAGGCAAGCACCAACGAAGCACTAACTGATAAAGATATTGCTCGTTCTTATCGTAGTCAGGCAGATGCAATGTACAAAGAAGCAGCAAGATTAAGACGTGAAGCAGATTCACTAGATCCGCCTACTAAGAAAACCGTCAAGAAGGCAGAAGAATCAGCCGATGCCTAATCCGTTGTTTAAGCCTCCACGCCACTTAATAAAAGAGTGGCCAGAGGTCTTTGAAGATCTCTATATGAATACTATGCCAGTCGCTTATCTAGAATTAATACATCTAGAATTTAGCGATGGCAGAGTATGGGAGATTGACATTAAAACAGAATTAGTAAAACAAACTCCAGAATCAATTGCAGACACATTAATTAATACGCTGCAAGAATATAAAGAAGAAATTAAAAAAATAGATTTTAAAGTCGATATCGATAAATTAAAAAAAGATATCAAAGATTCAACTAACGGAATCTTTTAAAACTTTTAAAATATTCTCAACAAATCTATTGTGTACTATTTGAGTAGGATGTCCGCATCCGTGAATTTCGGTAGATTTATCATTTACAAAATCATAGAGATTTTTATCTGTAATAAAAGAAGGATGTGATAAACATTCTTGTTGCATTCTAGCAATATCTTTTTTGAAATACTCTTCAAAAGAAGCTTTAAAATGTTTATAACCTCCGTCGTTTATGCAAGGAACAATTAACAGTTTGTTGTTTAAATTTTTTTCTGATATTTGTATTAATCGAGACCAACATAGATAATAGAAATAAAACATATACATAGCATTTTTAAATTCTATTATAGGCGCTTGATAATCTTGAAGGTGTAAAGGAAATTGCTCTTTCATTTTTAATAATACCGCTTTTGATTTCTGTTTGCCAAAATATATAGAACGCTCAATAGAAGTCAATCCTACAAAGACTAAATCAGTATCAGATATTAGACCTTCTGAAATATCATGTTCAATTTGATACAAAATATTAGGAAGAGAATTTGCTCCTTCAGATCTATTAGATAATTCTACCTGCAATTTATTTGCTAATATTGCAGGCCAAGCTAATAATTTTTGTTTTTCTATTAGTTTTTTTCTTAATAAAGGATCATAAGATTCTTTTATTTTAAACCAAGCTTCTATTCCTTTTTCTCTTTTAATTTTTTCTGCATCGGGATTTAATTGATAATCTAAAAATTCATCTCCGGCTGTATAACTACAACCATATGCAACAATTCTCGTTACTTTAGATTTTTCAAATTTAAAATTTGATCTATTTGTGCTTATATCTTTGTATTGTCTCCAATTTTTAAACATCATCGACAATTGATTTATTGATTTGTCTACATCATTAATTGTCATAAGAGGTCTTATTTTACATTGATATATATTTGACAAACTATTAAATTCAATATTACAAAATTCAAACAATAATTCCCATATTTTTTCCGATCTCTCCCATTCTGAGTTAGAATACAGATTAAAAAAATTATTTAAAAATTCATCTCCGCGTTGGCATATAGTATCTATTGCAGGCCTGTTTAAAGCTATAACGTGAGGAGTAATTAAATCTGAATGTCTATGTACCCAAACTTTTGGTTTATCTTGAGTTACATTTTTTAAAAATGCATTAATATCACCTTCAACTATTAAATCAGTTGTAATTGATATTACAACTTCGGATTTAGTTTTTTTTAATCCTTGTATAAAAGAATATATATGCTGAATATAAAAAACTTTGTAATTATCTTCTTCACTGACCTTGTATGCAGACTTATACCATTCTACCAAATGACTCCTATTGTAGACATCGACAACAGTAGGTTTTAATTTGTTTTTTAAGTGGTCTAATGCAAATTCAAAAGTTTTATCTTCCTCTATCATATGAGTAGATTTTAATGAAAGAGATGAATGCGAATCTTGCAGATAATCAAGTACGCTAAAAATATTATTGTGATTTACATCTTTAAAACATTCTGCTTGACGTTTAGCAGCTTCTGCAAACCTAACTTGACCAGAATATAATATTTCTAAACTCATACAGTTTTTGCCCATCTTGGATTTTCTTTAATTATTTCGTGAGTAAAAATTCTATCAATACTGCTATGAACGCCACAGGTTTCAGAGCAATAAAGTAATTTTCCATCTTTAATAGTGTCCTTAGACCAACTATCTGCAAATACACGATCTAAATGTCCACTTGATAAAATTTCTTCTAACGAATGAATATTTAGATCAAACTTATCCCATCCGTAATCATTCATATGTTTATGTAATTGCAATGTTGCTGCTTCTGAATATAATCCATTTAATCGAGTACCAATATAACAACAAGGCATTACTCGACCAAAATTATCAACAAATATTTCTTTTTTTCCATTTGTCCAAACTTTTGATTTGCAATTAATTTTGCACCCGTCATATTTTGTATTATCAGTTTTTAAAATTTTATCTTCGTAAACAGTTAACACTTGATTTTGAAAATCTTTACCGGTAGATTTTGTTTCTTTTAATGATCGATAGTTATCTATTTTAAAAGGATAATATTTTATTGGAGATACACCTGTTGGATTTTCTAAATTTCTATTTTTTGGATCAACAGGAGCTTCTATAGTATAATCAAGTTCTCCTTCTTTATTAAGAGCTACCAAATGTACTAGCTCTGTTCCGTTGTCAACGCCTAGTGCTTTTTTAGGAACAAACTCTTTAAAACCCATCTTTTCAGAAAAACGTTTTGCTTCAATTATCTGATGTTCGTTGTGTTTAAAAATAAGGAAATCCCATATAGCAGGACCACCAGCATTAATAAACGATTCTGCATTTTCCATAAGAATTTTCCAATCAACATTTCGTCTATAAATGTGATTAGTATCTTCAAGACCGTCTATGCTAAATGTAACTGACCAATAATTTGAACTGCTCCAAGGATGTTTAGAAAATAATTTTCCTAATTTTTCCCACCAGATAGATCTGCGCATTCCGCCATTTGTGTTGACTCTAACAGAAATATTAGGATTTACAGAATCTATATATTCACATATTTCGTACATATCTCTAGCAACACAAGGATCCCCGTGTACACCACAAAATAATATTAAACTACAACGTTGAATAATTTCAGGAGGAAAATATTTTTTAAATTGTTCTAATGTTATTTGACCTATTTCTAGATCGGGCCGTGTCAAAGGACTATTATTATAAAATCTTACGCACATAGGACAAGCAGCATTGCAAGCATTAGTCAATTCTATGTGCATCTGAGTTAGTTCATTAAAATTCCAAAAGTTCATATTACATACCTATTATTTTCGAATACTCAGGAAATACCTTTGAAAATTCTTGATTTCTGTACTGGTCATGTTTTTTTATTGTTGAAATAAATGTTTGCCAAACAGCATCTTTAAATTTACCGTTTTTAATAAATCCAATGATTCCAGGAATTTGATACCACGCACTTACGTATTCTTTTGGAATTTTTTCTAATCTAGATATTACTTCTTCTTTAACATTGTCTGGCATTTTACCAATATTAAAATGTTCTGGGCCGTGTACTAAATTTAGATAAACTCCTAGGTCAGGGTAAGATTTATAATATTCATTTAAAATGTTAGGAAGGTAAAATATGTTAATAGAACTTAAGGTAATACACCAACTAATGGACATATTTTTGTATGTATCTTTATAAGATCTTGCCTGTTGCATATTAATACAAACTTCATTCCAATTGGCTGGAAATCTCATATATTCGAATTGTTCTCCAATTCCGTCAATACTAAAACTTAGATTAATATATTTAAAATGCTGCCATAATTCTGTTTCTTTTGGCCAGGTGGTTCCATTTGTATTATAATGCAACTCTATATCTTTTGCATAACCCTTGTCGACACAAATACGTAATATTTCCCACATCTTCTTGCTCAGGAACGGTTCGCCGCCATAAAAATCAAACTGTTTTATTGTTTCTAAATTATTAGCAAGGTCATCCCAAAATGGACTGTCTTCATCGTATTGTTGATGATATTTCTTCATCCCTTCGCTATATTCCTTATAAGACATTTTGCTACTATGATCTAAGTCATAGGCTTCTTTCATCCATAAAGAACTAATAGAAGGATGGCACGTTCTGCATTTAATGTTACAGGTGTTTCCTAGATTTAATTCAAATTTTGCCAGGCCAGTATAGGGAGTTCGATCGCGCCATTCTATTTCGTGAAAGTATCGATCATTATCTCGTTGACGTTTGCTTTTTCTGCCGCCATCTTCTTCTTCCCAACAAAATTTACAAGCCGGATCGCGAACGCCTTTATCTAGATTATTTCTAATTTTTTCAGCTATTTTATTGTTAAAATTTTCTTGGATAGATGTTTTACCAATCATTAATTTATTAGGAAAAAACATTAAATTTTGATAAGAATCTACAATCATACAGCACATTTTTGTACTGCCATCATTGTTGGCACTCATTGCGTGAAACGCATTTACACACCAAGAGTTTTTATTTTTTTCAGTTATCATAGTTGTCATAAATTGTTTTACAGTAATTGTAGAATTCTGTATATTCAGGAAATGTTTTTAATAAACTTGTTCCTAATCTTTTATCGTTTTCTGTAAAAAATGAATAAAAATCTCTCTGACCTTGTTTTATTTTTTCAGGACTAACTGGGTTCTCTTTCATATAATCAGTTACCCTTAACATTTTTTCATACTCAACATCTGTGAACCATTGTTTATTATCTAAAATAAATTGTAATGTTTCTTCTTGATATTTAATAAACTCTGTTGGAAGTATGTTAATCATCCAGTGAGGAGGTTCTTTTAGGTACGGTGTATCAAAGGATACTGATTCAAATCCAAACTTTTCACGCCATTCAATTACCTTATGTAATAACTTTTGAAAATTAGTCACACATAAAACATTATAGGTACACATTAAATTAACAGTTGCACCAGCTTTAATAACTTCAATCATATTGCGTTCCCAGTGGTCGCATTTTAACCCTGTGCGCATATATTCTGCTTGTTCGCCCCAACTATCAATACTAGTAAAAAAACTAAATTTACGAATTTTCTTTTGTTTAACTAAACTAGTAACTCGAGTAATTAATCTATCAACTCTATCAAAGGTAACTCCTAAATTACTGTTTAGAGTAATTTCTAAATGGGGGGCTGGTTCATCTTCTAGCAAATCAAAAAATTTCATTGCTCCTGGATTCATTAACGGTTCTCCGCCAGTAATACGAAGTGTATGAAGGTCTTTACGTAAACTAGGCCACCATTTCCAAAATGCTTCAATGTAGGGATTTTCATCTTTAGGTCCATAGTATGTTCCGTGTTCTAAAAATTCAATTCCGTATTGATTATATGTTAGGTCGTAATTGCCGTGTTTTTTAATTTCTTCCATCCACATTGTACTAGCTTGTGGACAGCAATATCCGCAACGATAGTTACAACCGTTACCAAAGCTGACCTCTAGATACCGCGGATTGATAGGAGCATCCCACGGCAATTCTGCTAACGATTCTATCAATGGTTCTGAAAAATCACTAGAGCTATGTATCATTCGATCACTAATATGTTCGCCTGGTAGATCCTCTATGTTCCAACAATAGTAACATTCTTCCGGTCTTCCACCTTCTAACATTGTTTTTCTTTGTTGCATTTTCCATTTTGTATTATGTAATGCACTAGGATCAATTGCTATTTCATCTAATGGTATATGGTGTGGACGTGGATGATAACAACTATGGTTATCGCCTGTGTGCAGATATAAAGTTTGGTGCAACCATTTCATTGCACAAAACCCTTCACCTACTTTGTTTAATCTATCTCGAACATTTTTAATAAATGTCACTCTACTTTCTTGCATATTGCCTCGCATTGTTTCCAAAAATTAGTTAGTTCTGGAAATGTATTTAAAAAATTTGTACCTCTTCGCTCGTCGTGCTGGCTAAAAAATAAATAAAAATTTTCTTTAGCTGTCTCTGTATTAAATCCTGTATTCGATTTAATCCAATCAACTAATCGTTGAACTTTACTGATTTCAAAATCACTAAATCCTTTAAATTCATTCCAACGTGTTTCCGGATTGTATTTCATAAAGTCAATTGTTCGCTCTAATTCAGAAACTAGTTCAGGCATTAATTTAGGATTTAAAAAATCAGGATCCATTAATTGAGGAACATCAAACCAAATTAATTGACGACCTTTATTAAATTGTTTTCTCAATTTAAGAATATTTTCAATGTAGTTATAAAATCCTGTATAACTTAACACATTAAAAGTAATAATAAATGTTAAACTATGTTTTTCACTATTTTGCAAATAATCACATACGTTGTTATACAGTAAATTAAAATCCATCCCGTTGCGAATATATTCTGCTTGTTCTCCCCAAGAATCTAAAGAACAATATAACATAAAATGATCAATGGCGTTTGCATCAGTAATTTCTTTAAGACTTGTCATAAACTTTTTCCACTGATCGCCAGGTGGACAACAATTACTAGTTATACTTAAATGTAAATCTTTTTTAGGATGTTCTTTAACGTAATCAAACATACGAAATGTGTTCTTGTCCATTAGCGGCTCGCCGCCAGTCATACGGAAAGTATGTAGTGTTGGGTATATTTGAGGCAACCATTCCCAGAATGCTAACAAATAGGGATTATCAGGACCATTATCAATATTAAGACTTTTCATCCAATTGATATCATTGTGCCATCTATCCTTTAAAATAAATGCTCCATTTGCTTGAACGTCTTTATGCCAGGCAGTAGATAGATGAGGACTGCAATAACTACATTTAAAATTACAGGCTTGGTTAAAATTAACTTCGACATATCTTGGATTAGAATTACCCAAGTAGCCTATTAACTGTGCTTCATCAATTAAACCATCTTCCCACACATCCTTGCTACGGTAAGCACGATCACTTAACTGTGTTCCACTATCTTCAATTTGCCAACAAAATTCGCATTCGTTAGGACGAGTTCCCTCTAACATTAACTTTCGTTGTTCTTTTTTATACTTTGTATTATGCAATGCACTAACATCAATACGTATTTCTTCTAATGGAACTTGATGTGCTCTAGGATGGTAACAACTGTGTGTCTTACCTGTAGGAATATGTATACTAACATTATACCATTTAGCCAAACAAAAACTAGGACTTACTTCATTAAGTTTTTTTTGAACGTAGTCAGCGTCGGCAAAGTATCTAGATTCATACTTGCCATTTATTTCTTTCAACTCGTTGCCTTTTATATTACGGTTGTATTCCACTAAACTGTTCCTTTAACCATTCAAAGTCATTAATTTTTCTTAATGCATCGGGATTGTTTTTATTTTCTTCTCCGTACTTACGTCCTGCAATAGCACCTGCAATTGCATACTTGCCATATTGTTTATCAATTCCTAATGAACACCAAGCATCTAATCTTTGTTGTGTTTCATCTTCATATTGACGTTCAATTACACGACTTGATAATTTACAACATTCTCTAAATGCTGATCTCCAGGTTGCAAACTCATCTGTATTAAACGAATTAATGTTCGATACATCATCCATAGCTTTAAATTTTTTAGATATAGAAGTTGTCATATCCGGAGTTGTTACATCCATTGATAATGTTAATAGTCTTGGTAATAATTTTACACCACCGTTACCATATTCTAAATCGTTTATTGGGTTTCTACTACGCCACACGTGAACACAATCTATGTCATAACTAGACATAGTTAGATCAAAATTAAAATTATCTTCAATGATTGCATCGCCATCAACTATCCATATCATATCAGTGTTACACATTTCAGCTGCCTTAATATGCGCTTGATGTATTCCTTTAACACCGTGGACTCTTTTTGCTCGAGGACACTTGACCAGCAATCTATTATAATTTTCATCTGCATTAGGTTCGTTGTAACTGATAAAAACAACGTCATATAATCGATGCTTAGAAACTAAACGATCGTGTTCTTTTCTTTCTATTAAAAATCGATGTTTAAATTCTCGATGACCTATAACCTTTGTCTTTGAAAATAATGCTAACCCGTTAATATAAATTTCTGTACCGTTAAACATATGTTTGAACATATGATTTTCTTTTCTATCGTGATCGGACTTGCCGTCGTTAGGATCAAAATATAAATCAAAAACTGTTTCGTCAGTTATATCAATTTCTGGCCATATTCCCCAAAACAAAGGTTGAGTTTCTTTTTCTATAATTTGTTGATATTCATCATAGGTAGTTAACGTATATCTATTATATCTATATCGGCTAACAACACGATTGTGTTCTTTTTTATCAATTAAATATCGTCTATTAAATTCTCTTTGAGAAATAATTTTAGATGTTGAACATAGAACAAGACCATTTAAATAGGATTCTTTATCATTGCATAAATTTTTAAACATATGATTTTCTTCTCTATCGTGATCATATTTGCCGTCGTTAGGATCAAAATATAAATCAAAAATAGTATTATCTAAAATTTCAATGTTAGGCCATATGCACCAAAACATTTTTTGTTTTTCGTTTTTAACAATTTCTAAATATTGATCGTATGTTGATATATTGTATACTGGATATTGAAATTTGCTTGCTACAATATTATATTCTTTTTTATCAGTGGCATATTGACTTTCAAACTCTGTTGGGGACATCTGTTTATACTTACTGCAAAGAACCATGCCGCTTATATAAGACTCAACATCATTACATAAATTTTTAAAAATATGATTTTCTCTACGATCATATGTATTATGATGACTAAAGTATAAATCAAGTACCGATTCATTTATAATTTTAGTCTCGGGCCATACGACCCAAAACATATCATCTTTAATTTGTTGATATTCTTCAAATGTATTAGGAGAATATACACTATATTTTTTCGGTGTACTTGCAACAATATCTATTTCTTTTTTATCTGCAAAAAATCTATGATAAAATTCTCTCTTAGAAACTTTTACATTTTTTGGAAATAAGCAAATGCCGTCAAAAAATTCTCCATTTTTAAAAATATGGACAATATTAGAATTATGCTTAGGAACTTTATAATTAAATTTAAAATCTTTTTTGACATTTACGTCAGGCCAAATTGCCCAAAACATATCTGTATTAGAATGTTCAATAGCATTTAAATAATCATCGTAATTATTAATATTAAATTTATCGTATCCTAACGGAACACTGGCAACTATATCTATTTCTTTTTTGTCTGTAAAAAATCTATTATCAAATTCTCTTTGAGAAATTGTAGTTGATTTAGGAAACAAACATATACCATCATAGTGTTCACTGTTTTTAAAAACGTGAACATACATATCGTCCCACTTAGTGGCTTTGTACTCTGTTAAATTAAACGTATCTACTAAATCTATATCGTCCCAGATAACCCAGAACATTTTTGTAAAAGATTTAGATTTAATCTGATCATATGTTGTTATGTTTGTCAAACGTTGAGATAACGGATACTTAGATTTTATTTTTAGCCAAGTATCGTCATTTCCTTCAGTTTTAGAAACATAAAAAATATCATACATTTGCAGGTACCGGCATCTTAAAATATGTATCGTTTAGATTCATTGTTTCATTGTATAAATCTAATGTATATTTGCTTTGACGTGCATCTAACCACGGCCAGTCTAATCCTAATTCGTGTTTAATTTTAGTTCCGTAATCTTGTGCATCTTCTTCTACAAAGGTATGATTAACTTTTGTTTCATATATTTCTCTTAGGATTTCAAAATCTCTAACGTCAACATAATTCCAATCTGTACAATTAGTCATCCAGGTTCCCATACGAGCACCTAATACTGCATAAGTACCGTGTTCTTCGTGAGCTCCAACTGTTGACCACATACGTAATCTATGAATATTGTGCCACCATATGTGTTGTTTAATTTCCATAGGAGGTACTTTGACACCGTCAAGGAGAGTCATTTTTACGCCTTCACGAAATCCTGCTCTCCAGGCCTGGAACGGACTTCCAGTTATAATGCTATCACTAAAACTTAAAGGAAAATTTCGATAACCATCTTCCCAACAAAAATCTACTTGTCCTCTATCACTATCCGAGTTCTCGTGTGTCTTCATATTAAGAACAAAATCTTTTTTCCAGATTTTTAATCCACCATTACCGTAACGCAGGCCATTGATAACGTTGCGGCCGCACCATCCATAGACCTGTATCTTTGGATCGCTCATATCTAAATCAATATTAAAGAATCTAGGATCTACAATATTATCTGCATCAACAGTAATAAACCAATCAGTTTCGCTTTGTTCTGCTGCTGCTTTGTGTGCGTGATCACTGCCTTTAACACCGTGTACACGTTTTGCCCAAGGCACTTTGGTACAAAGATCAGCGTAGTGTAAATCTGCATTGGGTTCGTCGTAACTTAAAAAGATAACATCAAATTCTATAGTTTTCATTTGTATTCAATCACATAATTTTTAAACAGACGTCTTGTATAAACGCTAAACGTACTATAATCTATATCGTTAATAACCTTGGAATCTCCGATAAGTTCATTAATTTTAACAGAAATTGTATCAAAAATCAAGTTAGGATCGTTATATTCGGTGATGTAAAATTTCATCTCAGTATCTCCGTCCCAAACAAAATTTCGTTTTTTAACTTCTTGGTTTACCTTTTTTGTTCCGCCAAATTCTTCAGATAACTCTATAATTAAAACACCGCTATCAGCTATGTGTGTTATGTACACATCTGGTTTTTCTATTTCGGAATATTTTAAAGAAACAACTCTATGTAAAATATCGTCTAACTTTGTTAATGTACGAATTTCAGAAATTTCAAATTCATTAGAGTTAATATCAACCAAACACTTTTCAATACCCAATTTTCCATCAATAATAGATTCAGCAATTAAGGTGTCAATGTTTACTTTATGTTTTTCATCTTTAAATGCTGTGTCAGGCCCTACGGAAATTACTTTTCCGGAAAAAGGATCGAAGACTGCAACGTAATTAACTTCAGCAATTTTAAAATTAGCTAACCATACATCAAAATCATCAATTACTATTTCTTCCATACTATTTCCTCTAAAATGCTAACTATTTCTTCTGTAATTTTATCTTTTTCAACATAATGAACAATATTATGTTGTTGAAAATTTCCTAATTTTAAATTTCCTTTTTTATTCAAATAAAATCCAATATGATTGCTCCACTTGTCAGACGGCCAAGGCCAATTTTGTATCATTGGCTTCATATGTACAATTTTAGGAAATTCTAATTTATAGGCTATTTCTGCCTCAATATCTAAAATTTTTGCAGACAAGGCAAATGCTTCATCAGTTCCTAACACCTTTGGTTTATATTGTGTTAAAAACAAATTAGAATACTCAGTTGGATTTTTAATTATATATCGACCTAACTTAAAAAAGTCGTCTGCTAAATTAGAATCTTTTTTAAAGAATGTCCACATAGAATAAAGATTTGGAAGATCATTTTTTGTGAAAGTTTTTCTATAAAAATCGTTAGTTACTAAATCTCCACGATATGTATACGTGTCATTAGCTACATATAATTCAGAATTTTCAACAAAATAATCAATCCAGTGGCTGTAATCTCTAAAAAATAACATATCGACGTCAAGACACACCGTATGGTCAAATGGAGTTAGTTTATCCATCCAACTTCTACCATCCCAGAATGTTTCTTGACTCCATTCGATAACGTGATCAAATACCCAAGAGCTTTTTAATTTGTCTAATTTAGATTTGTCGTCAATGACTATGGCAACTTTATCATAGCCTTCTTTTTGTGTGTTTTTTATACTAAGTGCCAATGCATATGCCAACTGTAAATAATCTACAGTTTTGTTTTCGGCAACAATTAACAAATATCCAAAATTCATATTAAATCCAATAATTTATCTTTGTGCCTAATAATACTTTGTTTATTCATAATATGAATATCTATATTGCTCACAGACGAAGGAAAATAATTACTGTCAAGATTGTAATTTATTAAAAATTTTAATTTGTCATTGTCTACGCTGTACAAAATATCTTTGTCTAATGTTGTTAACACTGGCGGAAGCGAGTTGACTGAGGATTGTTCAAATCCGTCTAATATGTGTTTTGCTATACTGAAAGCAATATCATTTCTATACTGTGTAGGATTAAATCCAAAAATGTCTGAATAATATTCATAATTTTCTTTTATTAAACCTACCATATCAAAAAATAGTTTAGAATTTTCATTCTTAGTAAACATTACAGTGGTTGCCCAATACATTTTAATTCCAGTATCAGATATATGTTTATCTAAATAACCTAATCTATCATTACTATAAATGTCGTTAATAGATTCACCTATCATAACATCGCAATCAACATTCCAGTACTTGTTTAGATGATCTGAAAAAATTAAATAATCACTGTCAATTAATAATGTTCTATCGTAAGGTGTTAATTCCCAGGCACTATGTCGATTAGAATTTATAAACGGCACAGTTGTAGACTCCTCACCGTCGTGTAATTTTCTTTGATTGTTTGTAATCGGTCTATCTATAATAATTAAATTTTCAAATACTGACATTGCTTTTTCAAATATGTTTGATTCTTTCATCCACTCAACAGTCGAAGGATCAGTTACTAAAGATACAGGAACATTTAAATTTTTTTTAGCAAGGCCTCCAGATATTAAAGACATTAATGCGTAATCGAGAGTTCGATTATTGTGAGCATAAATTAAAATACCTGTATTCATTGTTCTAATAATTTTTCAACAGATCGGCTTTTCTTTAAATTTTGATAGGCCGTATAATATTCATTTGACGATTCAAAATATCTATTAAAAATTTCATTTTTAAAATCTTCTAAACTTTCGATTAAAATCGGTGTGTTATTTTTATCTAGAATAATGCTATCTGTCCTTCCTTTATTGCAAAGCATCTCAACAAAAGTTAGAAGTGTTTGATCAATATAAAATATTCCACCATTAACACCGTATGTTAATTTGGCTTCAATTTTTTCTTTAAGGATTTTACGTTGAATTGAAAAAGTTTGTTGGTAGTTAGAAAAGTCTAACGATTTTTTCAAAAGGTCGTCCATACAATCTCCAATAATGTGCGCACATTATTTATGTTGTGGGATTGTAGGGAGAAAAAAATTAAGAGAACGTGATTGATCCAATACTAAACGTTGGATTTGTAACAGTAAAATTGCCTGTTCCTAAAGGGTAAAGGATTCCGGTTGGATAAACTACACTAACATTCATTGTTACTGTTCCGTCAACTAAGTCCCCTGGTGGAGGAAAACCTGGATCGGAGTATGCGTCAACTAAATTTATTTCGATTTCGCCAGACGCAGCAAGTCCGTTTACATTCAAAGGTTGATCAACAACTCTAGATTTTAATTGAATAGAATTGCTTCCGTATGGACTTGAAGCATTGGCACTATAATATGTTTGGAATGAATTATTACACTGGTACCAACTTGCTCCGTTTGCCGGAGTTGTAGATGTCGATCCGCCAAAATCTCTAGAACCAACTGCTGCTAGTAATTCTCTCCACTTTTGATTTTGTGCAGATGCAGTACCGTCTGTTCCTAAAGAAGCAGATACTCGAATTTTTCCGCCACTGTTAAAAAAATGTCTTGCTTGAGTAGCATTGGCCCAATAAAATTGCACAGTTGCCTTTGCAGAATTGCTCCAGGATCCGTTTCTAGAAGTTGACACCGTACTGGTAACTAATGATAAACCAGCTCCTACTGAAAATCTATTAGTTTCTATAGATGTGGCAAGAGTATCATACGTTGTAACTGGAGCATCTGTTGTACTGTAACGTACAGTACCTCCCTCGTTTACTGTTAAAATAGTAGGAAGTGTTCCGTTTTGATGTACATAAGCATTTATTATATCATATTTTAAATTTGCCCATTCATTAATTGTAACTTTGCTGCTTACTGAAACATCGCTGCTTAGTAATGTTTGTCCGTAACCGTAGGTTACTGAGCCGGTCCCAAATACCTGAGCCACTTTTGCACGAATAGAATTGTAATCCGCAACTTTAATTAGATCATTAACAGCCATGTCGTTATTTAATTATTTAATAAACTGAATAACTAGAAATTGAATATGTAGGACTAGTTATTGTCCAATTTCCGGTTGGTAATAGTGTTCCCGAAGCCTTTAATTCTGAAATAGCAACCGAAAGTGTCCCGCTAACAGAATCGCCCGGAGGAGGTGGATTTCCTGGACTTGGATCGGTATATCCGTCATTTAATGTTATTTTAAAATATAATATTTTTGCAGTACCTTCTGAATTATCAGCTACGTCTGTTTTAACTTCTATGCTGTAATTATTTGCAGAATACGGTGTACTTTGAGCTTGACTAAAAACCGTTTGGTAGGAATTAGTCATAGTGTAATAATTTAATGTTGGATGAGTATTTGCTCCAAACGATACTGTACCTACAGTTAATAACAAATAAGCCCAGGCTCCATTTTGTAATGTTGATGTATTTCCGGAAAAAGCCGACGATACTCTAATTTTTCCTCCACTGTTGAAGAAATATCTTGCTTCGTCAGATGAGGAGAATGTTACTGTAACTGTTACTGTGGCTGATGAAGACCAAGTCGATGTTGTTGTTTGGCCTATTTTTGTTGTTACTGTGGAAGTACTTGGAGAAATATTAAACTTATTTTCTACTGCAGAATTAATTATTGTGTCATAATTGTTATTAGGATAAGATGCTCCGTATCCAATTAAATCACCGGAGTTAATAGTTACTATGTTAGGAACAGCACCATCCTGATGGTACTTAATATTAACAATATCATAACGCAATGCGTCCCATTGGGCTTTAGTGATTTGATTACCTGCAAACACATCGGACGATTGAATCGTCTGATTATATCCACGTTGCCCTGAACCTGTGCCTAACAACGATACTGCTTTGGCTCTGATAGAATTATAATCAGAAGATAAGATATCTGATCCGTTTGTAGTCATATTATAACACCAATGCTTCGATTAATTTAACGCCATCGTTACCGTTTGATTCCAATGCCACAGCAAATACATTAGCATAATTGCCGTGTGCAGCAATAGCTGCGCCGCCTGGTCCTGCAACTAAGCGATCTCCTTTTTTAACTGCGCCGTAAACTTTGCAAGGAACACGACCTTTTAGAGCAATATATGTTCCGCCTTCTAGATCTTTGTTCATCATATAAGCAGGATTAGTTGAAACTACACCAATTGCACGAGTATTAACATCTGCTGCTGTAACTTCTTTTTCTCCGCCTACTATAACAACTGTACCTGGTTCATATTCTTTATCTGTTAGATATTTTTCTGCCAAGTCAGCGTATCTAGCTGCTGTTGCTGTACCATTGAATATATTTGCTGTTAAATTTCCGCTAGAATCTCTAGCAGCAATAGAATAGGCAGTTGCTGTTAATCTTGCTGTTCTATATTGTGTAGATTCTGTTGAATCACTCCAAGCAGGATCTGTAACTGCATTGGTTTTGTCAAGGAATAATTTATCTGTATTATTAGACGTTCCAATAAATTGATTAGCAGTAATGTTACCACTTGTATCTCTAATTGGGATAGATGCTACGCCGCCTGCAGGAATATCACTAGTTGCTTCTAGGTCATTTAATTTTCCAGCATTAGTTGCGGTCGATGCTGATCCTGTTACAGAACCAGTTAATGTTCCTACTAAGGTTGCACCAGTGTATCCAATCTGTTTTGTAGTTCCGTCTATTAATACTGTAGAGTCGGTGGCTAAAACACTTCCTGTATGCGTTCCTGTTGAATTTCCAGTAACATTTCCAACAAGACTTCCGGTAAATGTAGTAGAATAAACGTTGACCCATTTACTGCTGTCAGTGCCTAACGAATAAGTGCTGTTATCTCCAGGCACAATACCTGTTGATGTTATCACAGCAACATCTCTTTCATCAACTGTTGGAACTACTGAAATTCTAAAATATATAGGATTTCCTAACCGGTTTTCAATAATAGTTTCGTCGCCGTTTTCAACACGAATTCTTAGATCACCGCCGGTTGCATCGCCTACTGTAAATCCAGGATCGCTGAATGCTACTTCAGATGTAAATGCGTTATCACCAACTCTAATATACTGATCAGCATTGACTCCGCCTAACTGATTCGCATTTTGAGCTGTGCCCCACATAACGTAGTCGTCTGTTGAAACACCTGTTTGTGATTTAGCTAGAGTAAATCCTTTCTTAATATATGTAAAATCTTCGATAGGATTTTGTGCATTATCAAGTGTAAATTCAGTTCTACTGAAAATACCAACAACTTTATCATTTGTAATTACTTTTAATATTGTATGAGGTCCAATATCAGACGAAATAGTTCCTTTTACAACTTCACCAGCTATAATTGAAGTTCCTAGGTCTGGGCTGGACACTGGACCAACTAACGTATATCCAGTTCCGTTATAGGCATACAACTGTTTTGCTGACGAATCCCACCAAAAATCACCTGTTGCTAAACCAGACGGTGCTGTAGAACTAACTTCTGCACCGCTAGCAACTTTAAATTTTGACCCGTCATAAAATTTTAATTTTTTATTTTGAGAATCATACCAAATTTGACCTGTTACAGACTTCGGTGGAGGTGTAGTATTTGAAAAATTTTCTAGCAAATGTAGGAAATTTTCGTTTTGAACTTCGCCGTACCCGGCGTAATTTTTACCAATGAAACGTAAATCTGTAGTTGTATCAATTGTACCGTCTGCAACTGATACTAAAAACGTTCCATTAAATTTGTTAACTTCGTATGCCATAGTTTAATAGTCCCAAAATGTTTATATATTTATTAGTTAAACTTCTTACAGTTTCATAATGAAGCAAAGTGCATAGTACGGAGGTAAGTTTGCGTTAGTGCCCGAAGATCCTGTTGAGCTAATGCTTACTGAAATACCTGTACTAGCGTTATCTGTGTTCGATCCGTTATCAGATTTTCCTAACGCCGAGTCAGGAGATGTACCGGCTTGCCTTCCTGTTCCAGATCCCATTCGAGTTATTGGGTTGCCATATTGCGTTACATTACTGTGCGAGTGCCCTGGGTCATTAACTGAAGCCGAGTGCGAGTGGCTTACTACAATCGCATCTTTGCTACCACCTGTTGCTCCGACTGCATAGGTTGAACCTGCGCCTACTATAAAACGGTCTCGTAAATCTGGGGTGCCGTTGGAGCCGTTACACAACGCCCAACCAGAGGGAATTGATACTACTAATCCGTTCCACATAATAATTCCCCCTGACGGAATACCTGCAAGTGCAATATTAACTGCACCGCCAAGAGAAACTGTATACCCATTAATAGTAATCGATGGATTTTGTAAGGATGAATTTGGAATGCTTGTAACTTTTGAACCTGCTAACGTAGTAATCCAACTTGGATTAGAATAAGTTCCTGTAGTATACACACCATTTGTTACTGTTCCAGCATTTCCAGAAACATTACCAATAACATTTCCTAATAATCCGCCAACAAATGAATTTGCAGCTATGTTTCCATATACATCTCGAGATGCAACGGTTAAAGGAACATTGTTTGGAGTAGCATCTATCCCAATAGTAACCGGAAGTGATGAATCGTATAAACTTAAACTACCGCTAGTAGCAGTATTAATCATCGTGATATGATTACCAGCAGTTATTGGTTCTATTCCAATTGACGGTTCCCACTGAGGTCCTCCTGGTCTAGCTCTCAGAACAAATCCATCCGGTCCTAAACCCAACGTTGTTGTTGTATCTTGATCTGATTGTATAACTAGAGCGCCAGCGCCACCGCCAACAATATTAGTTGCTCTTAAGGATAATGTTGCAGTATCTGCATTTCCTTTAAAATTATTAGCATAAACATTGTTAAACTTGTAACTTGGTATGCCTAAATTTGTTATGTTATCACCTATTAGTGCAGGAGAATTAGGGCCGCCTAATGACAGCGATGTTAACGTGTCAACAAGTTTTATGTCAGGTCCAGTTGGGCCTAGATCAAAATTTAATGCTCCTGTTTCAGATCTAATTGTAGGAACACTATCGTCAACAAACAAATTAAATTGAGATGAACTTCCTATAGTTATTCCAAGATCTGCTACACTTAACCCTGTTAAAGTTCCTACAGAAGTCAGACTAGACATTAATACGTTAGATGCCAGTGTATTGCCTGTTAATATACCTGCAGGTGCAGGTATTGTTATATCACTTGTACCATCAAAGTTAACACCGTTAATTTTTCTTGCATTGGCTAGTTGAGTAGCTGTTGCCGCATTTCCCGAAAGTGTTGCGCCAACAAAAGAATTAGCTTCAATAATATTAAATCTACTAGTTCCGCTGGTTGCAGTTACATTGCCAGTTAAATTTCCTACAAATGTAGCCGTAATTGTACCTGCTGAAAACCCGCCTTCGCTGTTACGAGCTACAATTTTTCCAATAGCATTAGTAGATGATGCGTCTACTGACCAAGTAGTTTCTTGAGCTCCGTCAAAATCATTTCCTACAATATATGATCCGCTAATCAAAGAACGTGTTGTAGAAGATTTAATAGTTACGTTTGAAGTTCCGTTAAAAGGTACTCCGTTAATATTTCGACTAGTTTTTAATGCGTCAGCTGTTCCAGCATTACCTGTAACATTTCCATTTATTTTTGATGCTGATGATAAATTAATTCCAGCGGTTAAATTAGTTTCGAATCCATCTATTGCAGCATAAGGATTTATAGTAAACGCCGATGCTGTACATATTGCAAAAGGAACATCATCTGTTTCAAATATAAGAACAGGACGTTGATTTCCTACAGTATCATCTAGTGTAGTTGCTCGAACTTTAGTCGATCCAAATCCTCTAACCGCCTCTGGTCCTATTAATTGCCATTCGGAGCCAGTATACACTTTTAATTGATTAGCATTTGTGTCCAACCAAAAAGATCCGGCTATTGTGGTTGTTGGAGCATCTTGGCTTAAAATTGCTGATCCTACAGGAACCCATTCTTCTAAATTATATACTTTGACTAAATTGGCCGAAGTATCAAACCATAATTGCCCGGTTAACGGCCTTGCTGGTGGTTTATTATTAGCAAAATTTTCTAGCAACCACAGAAAATTTTCATTTTGTGCTTCACCATAGCCAACATAGTTTCTTCCAACTAAGTTGATGCTGGTACTGGTGTCTATAGTACCGTCGTCAAGTACTATTAGTTGTTCACCGTTAAATTTATTAATAACGTAAGACATTTATATCGCTCCGATTGATTATGGTGGTAATAACGTATCTGATTGCCAAATCCAAGCACCAATGTTTAAAACAAACTCTTTAATAATTCTAGTTGTTACAATTGGTTGGGCAGTTATCGAAGCAGTTGGAAAAGTTATTCCTGTAACAGCTTGGCCTGTGGCGCCTCCTAAATCTGTTAAGAAGGGGTTAGTATTAACTGTAGGAGGAAGTGAATTGATATCCAATGTAACTGCGTTATTAGTATTAATTGTACATAATATTCTTGCCACTGTACCAGACCTAAATTCCGCCGGCGGAGCAAGATTATTTAATATATTAATAATAATATAGGTGTTTGATTTAGCATCAGATAAATCCATACTGAAAACTAACGGCCTTGTTTCAATTGTATTATCTACATATTCTTTTGTGGCTGCATCTTGCGGATCAATAGGATCAACAAGATTTGTAATTCTAGCTGAATCATTTAAAACAACGTTACCAGTACCGTCAGGGAATATTTCAACGTCATAATTACTAGAAACCGTAGATATTCTATGGTTTTCTAATCTCATTTGAGCTACCGGAGGTGCTCCAGGACCAACGTTAATTACTGTTTGTGTACCAAAAGAACTAACACCCGGAATACTAGTAATACTAGAGCCTAAACTGTTTCCATCAATAACCTTGGTGCCGCCAATATAAAGAGCCTTGCCAGAATCTAAGTTAAGTGTTTCTGACACATCTAACCAGTTATCAGCGTTAGAATAGGAAATTGTTTTGTCTGTAGTTCCTTTGATTGTAATTCCAGCACCGTCGGCTGTTGAATTTGTTGGATTAGTGACACTCGCAATGATTATGTTTTTGTCTTCTACAACTAAATCATTGGTATTAAGTGTTGTGGTTGTTCCCTGAACTTCTAAATTTCCAACAATGGTTAAATCGCCACCTACTCTAACTTGGCTATCTTCATATCCATAATATAGATCGATTGTTCGTTGAGATGATCCTATAACAACTGCGTTTTCTTGGTTAATGCCTTTTCGAACGTTAAGAATTAAATTCTTATCGGTTGAAGCGTTTGACATAAAAATGTCACCGCTGGTAACATACAAGTTAGATTGACCGGCTGATCCAATAACTATACCCTGGTCTGTGGTAATTCGTAGTTGTCCATTAATCGCATTTGATGTATCTCTACGAACATAGGTCGTTGCTACTGCTCCGCCAAGTTGTTCTGAATTTGTTACAGTTACATTAAATTTTAATCCGTCTAATGTTCCTGCATTAAATCCTGGTTCGATACTACCAGAATATCCAATAATCTCTGCTTTAGGTGTAAAACTGTCTTTAGAAAAAATTCCTAATAAAATTCCGTTATTATACAAGTATGTAATAACTCGAGTTTGGTTAAGAGTATCGAGAATACTATCAACTTTTAAACCGCTTAATCCTTGTGAAGCTGAATATGCTGGGCCTAATAAAATAGGATTTGTACCGTCATAAAAATATAATTGGCCGCCAATGTTATCAAACCATAAATCTCCGCTAGCTAGTGTATCTGGTTGTGTATTTGAAATAGTTGCAGAACTTACCGGTACAAATGTCGATCCGTTGTAAACTTTTAATTTATTTTCAGAAGAATCGTACCATACTTGGCCTTTAATAGGATGCTCTGGAGCAGTAGTACTTGAAAAATTTTCTAATATTTTAATTAGGTTTTCATTTAATGCTTCGCCAAACCCGCTGTAATTTTTTCCAATAAGAGTTATGTCAGTTGATAATTCATCAATTTGACCGTCTGCTACTGTTGCTACGATTGTACCGTCTGTTTTATTAATTTGATATGCCATATTTTTTTAACCTAATTAGAATAACGGTGGACCTGATCTAATAATATAATTAATAGTCAAGTAGGGATTCATAATACCAACAGCCGTACCTAATGTTGTTCCAGTTGGTTTTTTAATTCCTCCGGAGTCTTTTAAATATTGTGCCTGACCTGGAGCGGTTGGACCTGGTCCAGTAACTGCATCCGGATCAATGGTAGTTGTGACTGCAATAACATTATAATCTTGTCTTGACGAACTTAAAGAGTGAGAGTGTTCTGGTAAATTTGATAATGTCAATGTCACAGAACTTTGACCGGCTGTACCTGCTAGAGTCTGGGCCTTAGTGTCAGTTACTCTGCCTGCTGTGCCGCCACCTGCATCAACATATCCACCTGTTGATATTGGAACTGTGCCTCCGTTGTCCATATTATCTTTACCTAACGGGAATCTTCCTCTTAGGTCCGGAATTCTAAATGTGTTGACTCCAGTTAACGAACCTGTACCATTATATGTTGTTCCAATTACATCGTATAGATCTGGAAATTTTGATCTTTCAACTTCTGATCCATCACAAAATAAAAAACCATAAGGTGCTGTTGCGCCTGCATATGGAATGATGCCACCGATTGGAATACCCATATCTCCAACAAATGTGTCTCTTGTTTGTTTTAATAAACCAGACGATATAGTTGTAGATTCGCTTGCTCTATATGTTAATACATAATCTGTCTTTTTAGATACTTTAGGAAATGGTTCGGACTTACTAGAAATAATGTTTGCAGTAAGAGTTGTGTTAAAAATCTTAGTGTAACTTCCTGTTTGCCCGTCGAACTGAATTGCAGGACTAACAACGTCTCCGGATAACTGAAATGTTGTAACATTTTTTAATGATGTCGCTGTGTTAGAATTACCACTAATATTTCCATCAAGGACGCCTTGAATGGTATCTGCAATAATTGTTTTAGCCTGTACTGTATTCCATCTCTTTAATCCGGTTCCTAGATTAAAGGTATCAGTTGTTTTTGGTTGTATTGTATTAGATTCTAATACTCCAGCAATACTAGCACCCTCGCCAACTAAAAGATTTTTAGAAATTGCTACACCGCCGGCGGTCCTGATGCTTCCGTTATTTAAATTTGTACTTGCTGTAATATCTGTTACAATAACAGAACCAGTAAGTTTAATGTTTCCGTCAACATCTAATGCTTCAGTAGGACTGGCTTGATTAATACCAACTGTATTATCAACTACTTTAAGAATAGTAGAAGGAATACCATTTCTGTTTGTCTGTATATCAATCGAACTGCCTGCTGCCGAATTATAAATCTTAGCGGTGGTAGCAGTAGTTCCGATATTAAATGTTCCGTCAATACCTACGGTTAAGCCGTTATTATTTCTAATATTAAACGCATAGTCAGTAGTATTAACTGTATTAGATCTTAAAAATTTTCCGGCAGCAACTTCAACGCCGCCAATGTTTAAGGCATTTGCATTTTTAGCTGTTCCATATAAAGTAGGAAGGTACCCTCCAACAAACTCATTTATTGCAGAGTCTGTTGTTGGCAATGAAATATTCATACCTGATCGAATAATATCAAATCCGGTAATTAAAACTTTTGGGGTAAAACTGTCTTTAGAAAAAATAATTACAGGAATATCTGCAATATAAAATGTTAAAATATATCGAGTGATGTTATCCGAATCGGAAATACTTTCAACTACTGGTCCGTATCTTAAACCGTCTACAGAACTTTCTGCAGGACCAACTAATAGCCAACGTGTGCCTGTAAAAATACGAAGCTGTTGATTAGTTGTATCTACCCATAATTCACCAACCTTGCTTTCTGCAACTGCTGGTTCTGTTGTTCCCTTTTGAATTCCCGATGCTGCTTTCCAACTTGTGTTGTCCCACATCATTAGAATTCCGTCATCGCTCTTATACCAAAGTTGTCCTTCTGTAGGATTCATTGGTTCGTCTGTTGAAGCAAAATTCTCTAATAATGCTAAAAAGTTTTCGGCTACAATCTGACCGTACCCAGTAACGTTTCTACCTGGAAATGTTAAACTAGTATCAGTGTTTGATGTATTATCAAATACTGTTATAGGAGTCTTATTTGCACTATCTGTAAAATTAACAATATATGGCATTTATTAAGCTCCTGTAAATCCAGTTAAACTTTGTATACGAATTGTGTAGTCAATTTGTAATAATCTGTTTAACGATTTTTGAACTGGGTGGAAAACTACGTGGGTTAACAATTTGCCTGTTCCGTTGGGGTTGTAGCTCATTAGTCCCAGTTCATCAAATACAAATTCTCCATTCATATCAACAGAGTTATCAAATGCTTCTTGATCTAAAGGCTCGCCGTAGTCTAATAAACAACTAATTAAAATGTCGCTATAAGTTGCTCCGCTGATATGTCTAATTTCCATTTTATTTCTCAACGGGTCAGTATTTGATGACGAATTCTGATCAACAATTTTTGAATAAGTTTGGTTATATAAGCTAGAATTAATACCAGTTGTATTTGGAGTTAGATATGTTATTAACCCTGTTGGATCTACTGTTGTTCCGCCTGTTCCAAACACCATTTGATATACTGTTCCTTGACCTTGATTTGACAACGATTGTACCATTGCAACTGACATATTTTCGTAATGGATAGCGTTGCGTTTATCAATAAACACCTCTTTGGTCTCGGGATCGAAGATTTTAATATGCCCTTCAAAATGGAATCCGCCCGTTTCGTTTGGGCGTTTTTCCTGCGGCTGTGTAGTTTTTTCTTGATTTTGCGACATTTTATTCTCGTTTGACTCCATCATCATATATTTATTCAGGTATAGAAGTGGTCTTCTGCGCTATGAATTTAGCTACAGGAGTGTTGTTATTCAACAAAGTAACACCCGAACTTGCCGATGTTTCGCTTCTATCGTACCAGGTTTTTCCTGTTCTTCTAATTAAAGTTATACGTGTTCCAGCTTTTAACGGGTTAGTTAAGCGTAGATAGTTTGATGACCCGTCAACTGAAAAATCAGCTTCAGTTACAATAAATCCATCTATACCGTTATTTTCACTCCAAACAACCTGCGGGTCTTTTACTAATCTTCGGCCCTCTGCAAACACTTCAATAGTATCACAAGGTCCGTAGTTAGTAGGAATTGTAATTAAATCCCAGTAAGTTTCCCAATCGTTAGATTCTAAAGGTTTAATATTAATACAAGGTCTGATATTTGTATAAAAACTATCATCAACCTGTATAACATTGCCGGTTACATACTTAATTTTTTCATCATAGATGCCCTTAGTTATGTAAAAATTAGAATTGTACCATCTATTTTTATTAGATTTAGTTGGAATAAATTCAAGAGGACCTATTAATAAACTACTTCCATCACTGTAAAAATCATATCTTTCTTGTGTGTCTTCGTAAGGAATAATATCATTATAACCAACGTCTGCTACCTTAGTATCAATTAAATATTTTTCTCCAATAGGTGTTCCTCGTGTACCACGTCTTAATTGTCCTAAAACATTTTCTGTTTTAGTCATATACTCTATTCTTTCACCGGAAATCCAAACAACTCCAGGAATATTTCTATTTCTAACAGGATCAGCCAATGACGATGCATCATTTAAAGTAATTGTAGTATCAAAATAATTTAGATCAGATGCTAATTTAATGTCATCTAAAGAGAATCTATTAAAGTGATATACGTTGAGCATATCTTTGTGAATTTCATATGCACTTGGTAATTTAAAAATAGATTTTGAAAAACTAATTGTTTTTATTTTATCTTCAGAGGTTGTATCTTCTTTTAGATAAATTGCTCCTCTTGGTAAAGAAACATAATAATCTTTATCTAACATTAGTCTATTTCCGTTTTTGTATACCCATACATAGCTAGACGAAATAGGAATTCTAGATAATTGAATATTAACTCTTCCTCCTGTCTTTTCATCCGAAACAATATCAAGAGTAGGATATTCATTGAACCAAGTAATGTCAATTTTAACATTATCTGTTTCGTCTGCCGATACCATCGAAACATCGTCTAATATCGTAACAGAATTTCCTGATATTGTATACTCTCGTCTTAGGTCATTTTCAACTTTAATAATATCACCAATGTTTAAAGAATCAGGATATATTGTTAATTCTTTTGTTGGACCATCAAATACATAATTAGTAATGAACTCTACTAATACATCATTAATAAAAACTTTTAAGTTGCTTGGCAAAATACTTCCAGGAGTTTCGTAAGGATCCTGGCCTAGAACAATAACGTTATTAGTTCCGTCGTATGTTCTATAAATTGTATCAGATCCTTTTAGGATTCGACCGTCAACTTCAACAATTACAGCATTACCCGAACTTCCTCTAGAATATTCAAAAAATCCATCTATATCAAATGTTCGTGTACTTCCTTCAAAATAAACTGTTTGTGTGTTGATATTAATTACAGATAAGTCACTAGGTGCTATATCTGTTGTTGCTGATAAACATACAATCTTAATTGTATCACCGGCTTCGGGATTAAATCCAAACTCAACTAAAGTTTTTCCGTTTGTATCAATTATCCCTGTGCTATTTTTAAATCCTGTATCAAATAATCTACCGTTTAATGTTACATAAACATTAGAAGTATTATCGTAATCTGCATTTGTTAAAAATAAATTTGTATTACCGTCAGCAATAAATTCTTGATAGTCGATAATTCCAAGACCGCCCAATCCAATTGATAATATTTCAACTAAGGAATCGGCTGGTGGACTTGATGCAAAATTAACTTTCTGATTTATCAGATCAAGTGTATAATCTATATTGATTACTTGTTTAATTTTATCAATATAAACAATCACTGAACTATTTTGCAACACTGGTTGACCAATATTAAAACTAGTATCAACTCCAGTGCTTCGAATTAATTTTGTGTGCAACGGAGCAGAGCCATTAATTATATTATTGTATACTTTGATAGATACGCTATCTAATACTTGGCCGGGAACATTTTCTTCTGGTGCTGGTACCTGTTCAGGGCTAATAAACGACCCACCATTAATAATAATTTCTTCAACCGTTGCTCCATTGGCTGTAACATATGCTCCGTCAATTGCAGAAAGTGTTCCTCCGCTAACCTTTGTATCTAGTAAGTTGTCATCTGTAATAGTTACAGAGCCGTCACTTTCAATTGGGCGGAAAATTAAAATGTCTCCGGCACTGGTAGAAATATACGTTCCAATTTCAATATTTGAAGTATTACCGTCGCCGACAAAAGATGGCATTTGTGCGTTAGGATTAATTGCAACCGACGAATCCCAAGCATCTGTATAGTTAGGATCGTCAATTCTAATAATTTCTCCTGTTACTGAATTTTTTATGTAGATGTTAATAATTTGACCGTTTGCAGGAACATACGGTAAAGTAACATATGTTGTGCTTCCATCACAGACATGGTAATAATCTGAATTTGCTTCAACACTATCCCAGTTGTCAGTGAACCAAGGCAGAGCGTCCCATCCACCAGTAACATCAAAGGTAGTACCTTGGATTTGAACACCTCCAAAGTCAATACCTGTCATTAACTGTCCTAGATCCTTTCCTATCATTCCCGCCTTAGGATTATACTTCTGTTCAATTCTATTAACAGCATCAAACAATTCAATATTTTTATCGTAGTTTACTACTATAATATCTCCTGCAGACGGTGCTATTGCAAAATTTAATTTTCCTTGTAGACTCTTAAATCCAGGAACTGTTGAATAATATAATGTAATTGTGTAATCAGAATTTAATAATAATTGATTATTTTTATAAACTGATATTTTATTTTTATCTCTGGAAGGTGCGTAAGATAAATTAAACACCGATGTTGTTCCTGTTGCAACAAATCTTTCAGATTGTGAAAAACTAGTATACAATCCAGAAGTTGTTAACCTATCAAATTTAACTGATACATGAAGTGATCTAATTAAACTGTTTCCAATGATTGCAACTGCTTTGGCCGATCTAGCTCCGGCTGAATTTCCTCCAACCAATGAAACAGTAGGAGCAGACAAGTATCCTTGGCCAGCATTAAGAACTACAATGCCGGATACTTTACCATTAGAAATATAAGCCTGTGCTGTTGCGCCAGTGCCAGATCCTTCAATTAATACTTTAGGTGGAGTTTTGTATAATTCTCCCGAATCGTATACTTGTATATCTGTAATCGAATATCCGTTAT